GTTATAGAAATTTCTGACAGATTAAAAGCTGGTGTAAGACGTGGAGGGTTGTTAAAAAGCGTCACTAATACAACAACAGTAGTACTAGACGATTCTGATAATACAGATATTCCAAGTATTTCTGATAGCCCTACAATTTCTGTAATCTTGCCAGATGGCTCTCTTGAACAAAAAACAATAAGTAATATTTCTGGTACAACAATAACTGTTTCCTCTGCCTTTAGTACGGCTCCAAACGAACACGCACCTTACATTTTAGAAACTTCAAGCCTTGAAACTACAACTTGGAGAGTTGTTAATGTAAAAGAAAATGAAAATAAAACTTTTGGTATAACTGCTCTATCACACAATTCTGGCAAATACGCTTTTGTGGAGGACGGTACAGCATTACCAACAAGAAATATAACAACGCTTACTGAAGTAAAAGGGCCACCAGAGGGGTTAAATCCTTCAGAAAAAATAGTTGTTATAAATGGTACTGCTGTTCCAAAAATAATTCTTGATTGGCAACCTCAAGCTGGTGTTTCTAAATATCAAGTTCAATATAGAGCTAATAATGGAGATTTTAAAACCATTGAAAGTCCATCTAGTAATGTTGAAATATTTAATACAGATGTAGGTACATATGAATTTAGAGTATTTAGTTTTAATGCTCTTGGACAACCATCGAGGACGGCTGCTGAAACAACATTTGAAGCTGTAGGAAAAACAGCACCACCTCAAAATATAACTGGCTTAACTTATGAACCTTTAACAGATAAACTTGCGAGACTCAGATGGAACCCACCAACTGAGGCAGATGTGGTCGCAGGGGGGAAAATCTTTATCAGGCATACACCAGACACCACAGGAAATGGCACTTTTTCAAATGCAACTGACCTTGTAACTGCGGTTGCTGGTAATACAAGTTCTGTCGAAATACCAATTTTAGCTGGTGAAGTAATTTTAAGATCCCAAGATGATGGCGGTCGTTTTAGTACAGGAGAAACATCTGTAATTATTGATCCACCTGACCCACTGCCAGCTTTAATTGCTCAAACTAGAAGAGAGGATAACGATAACCCAAAATTTCAAGGAACTAAAGTAAATACAGCTTTTGATAATGCTTCAAATTCATTAACTTTAACTGGTACAGGATTATTTGATGATATTACTGATTTAAACGCTGAAAATAGTTTAGATTTTATTGGTGGTGTCGCTTCTTCTGGTACTTATAGTTTTGGTGGAACTGCTGGGGGTACTTTTTTAGATTTAGGTGGTGTATTTGCTTTAGACCTCAAAAGACACATGAAGTCTCAAGCTATATTTCCAAATGATTTATTAGATAACAGAGGTTTAATTGACAGCTTACAAGATTTTGATGGAACTGACAGTGTAGATGTAAACGCAATATTAGAGGTTAATGTAACTCAAGATGACCCCAGTTCTGGTTCTGCAACTTACGCTGGATTTCAAACTTTTGCTAATGGAACATATAAAGGTCGAGGATTTAAATTTAGAACTACTTTAACTTCAAATGATGATACGCAAACAATACAAGTTACAGAATTAGGTTACACAGCAAGTTTGCAAAAAAGAATTGAATCAGGAACTAGAACATCAAACGGTTTAACTACCGTTTCTTTTGATAATGATTTCTTTGTTGGTACAAGTTCTTTACTTGGTGCAAATACACAACTCCCATCAATCGGTATTACAGCAAGTGATTTACAAGCTGGTGACTTTTTCACATTATCAGATATAACCGCTTCATCATTTAAAGTACAATTCAAAAATAGTTCTGGAGCTTCAATTAATAGAAACTTTAACTTTACTGCTATTGGGTTTGGTAAAGGTGGATAAAAAAGATATACTAAGAAAAATTACTGTTTTTTAAATGGCAAGAGTTGACAATACTGGTGGATCAGGTTTTACCGTTGATAACGGAACTGGACTTGTTGTAAGAACAAAGCTTAACCAGATAATTGCAGCTTTAAGCACCTTAAATCAAGGTTCTGGAGATCCTACAATCGGTGTTGCAGCTTACGTTCCACATATTGATGGTAATACCTTAAAAATTAGAAATGCCGCTAATAATGCTTTTGTAAGCTTGGGGGATGTCAGCCTTGCAAATTTGGGTCATGCTTCATTATCTGTTGCTAATACTTTTACAGCCAGAGCAACTTTTAATATAACTTCATCGATAACCTTGCCGTCTGGTACAACGGCTCAGAGAGACGGCAGCCCAGCAGTTGGTATGATTCGTCACAACAGCCAAACAAACCAGTTTGAAGGTTATAACAATGGTGCTTGGGGTTCATTAAGTGGTGCTAGTGGCATATCAAACGTAGTTGATGACACATCACCGCAGCTAGGTGGAAATCTTGATGTTCAAGCAAATGAGTTAAATACTTCTACAACAAACGGAAACATAAAAGTAACACCAAATGGCACAGGATTATTTGAGGTTAAAGGAAATACAAATGCTGGAACACTACAGCTTAATTGTGAATCAAACAGTCATGGA